CTTGCAATCATAATGTCTGTCAAGACAAAACTGAACAATTTTGTTTCTCAGACCAGTATAGATCTTGCGAGTGAAGTAATTGAATAGGCGAATTTGACCATCCCATATTCTACGCTTGAATGCTGGGGAATATTGCGAATTAGGAACTTTGAATGTGAAGTAATCGGATAGCTCTTTTGCTACTGAATTTTCGCAATGAACTTTGATGAATGTACCATCTATTTTTTCTATTTTTACTTCTTCATTGGCCATGACTAAACTTGATCCACTCAATAGCTGAACGAATATTCCATTGCCTATTTGCTACTATCTTTACCACGCCGTCCAAGTAACTGACGAGTTCTTTCTTTTCCGTGATTTGACGCTCTAGTTTGATGACATCATCATCTGCGTCAATGAACTTATCAACATCAGTTTTCAGTATATTTAGGTCAAATGGCTCCCACTTAAACTTGTCTAATTCCTCTTTAGACAGCTTTCCTGTGTAATAGAGCCACTTGTACTTCTTCATGACACGAAGGGTTCTCTCGTCCTCTGCAAGGGCTTCCTTGTGCTTCTTAAGGAACAGTAGATACTTGTTATGGATCTGTGGTGTGTTTACAGATTCAATGGCAAGTTCTGTGGAATCTATCTTGAGATCTTCTTGTACTTGTTGTTTTAATTCATCAAAATTCATAATTTAAGTATACACAATAGTAAATAAAGTCAACTTGGATTGCCAGGATCTGGATCAAATCGATAATAAGTGTAGGAAAATCTAGCAGATGCGTATTGAGGCACTGCTGAATTTGCTGTGCTACTAAATTTTAATCCAGATAATCCAATTGGAAATATTTCATGAAATATAACCTTTTTATTATCTTTATATGTTCCTTTTGTCAAATAAAGAGTAGCGGTTGTCATCCAATCTCTAAAATTTAATGAATTATTTGTACAATCATCATCTATATTTCCTAGTGCTCTCATCCATCTATAAATTTCAAGCCAATTAACTAAATTTTCATCTACCATGAAAGTTATTGTTAAATCTTCAAAATTATATTTTCCAATTGGTCTTTTTACTGGAATACCTAGTGTGGTTGGTTGCTCAACAGCAGCCATAGTCAAATTTGGAAGATTAACTTCAGTGCAATTGTAAATAACAGTTGGAATTCTTTGCATTTCAAAATGAAAGTAATTAATTCCAAGAGTATTAATTGGTGTATTTGCCATGAAGTATGTAGAAAAGAAAACAGGAGCCATTTCTGGCTCCTGTCTCCGAAGTGTCAGGTTTTACTCAGTATCAGGCTGAGTTGCCGTGAAGATTTACTACACGGAAAATTCTGTAGTACTGATTTAGATTGGCGGTTAGTGATTCGCCATCTGGAGTTCCATCCTTGAGAACGAATGGATTGGCAACCATGCCGTAGCGGGTCTTGAATCCAATCTTGGGCTGGAAGGTGTCAGGATCTACTGCACGAACCATCTGGAGTGGGACATAGGGGCAGTAGAACAAGCCAGCATCGTATGGGCTTGAACCACGGTATCCTACGCAAACGAAGTCTACGCCAGACTGAACATAGGGATCGATGTAAACGCGCATCTTGCCGTTTAGTACACCAGCGAAGGTGTTACCAGTGTCATCAACTTCAAGCTGCTGATTTAGAGCAGGGCTGATGTTGAGGAATCCACCCATTGCGAGGGCTGAAGCAACATCTGACGAGCAGATGATGAAGTTACCCTTACCACGACGAGTTTCCTTGGCGATTGCATTAGCTTCGCGTTCGATCTGGAACATGAGGCCACGGAAGCGTTCAGCTGACCAACGACCATCTGAGTCAACTAGTAGGTCATATGCACCACCACCGAATGTGGTTGAAGATAGATCGCCTTGCTTTGCACCTAGCTTGGCAACATGGTAGATGCCACGAACGACTTCGCGGTTGATTTCAGCAAGAATTTCAGTGCTGAGAATGTTGGCGAGTTCGGTTTCAGCATCAAGTCCGTGAACAGCCTTGAGGTCCTGAGCGAGTTCAGTGGTGTAGTCGGCCTTTAGAGCACGAGTCTTAGCCTGAACAGCAACCTTGTCAATGGTGAATGCCATTTCCTGGAAAGGCTTAGTTCCACCAAGGTTTTCAGCATCACCGACAAGTAGTCCCTTAAAGTCATCTCCATAGACTGATCCTCTTGTTGAACCAGTAGTACCAGCGAATAGGGTTAGACCGTAATCGGCAGAACCACCAAAGTAGTTGGTATATGATGCACCTGCGGTGAATTTACCAGCAGTACCACCTGAACCGCCGAATGGTACGAATGGTTCCTGGTACATGGCTTCTGCGCGAGGACCACCAGTTGGATCGTACTTGGGACGCATTGCGAAGATGAGTCCGGTTGGAGCGGTCATGGGCTGAACGCCGCAGATGTCATAAGCAATGAGGTTTGGCATTGCACGACGAACAAGGCTGATTAGGATTGGATCGTAACCAGCGATGTTGGTTGATGGGCCACCTAAAACATTGCTGATTGGTCCACCTAGGGTGTTGTCTTCAACAAGTCTTTGCTGACGCATTGCAGACTCTTGGTTCTCAAGAAGAACTGCGGTGACTTTAGCTTTGTAGCTATCTTCAATTGCAGGGAGTGCGCTGTGGCTTAAAACTGGCTCCCACTTCTCAGTTAAAATATCGTATGGTGTTGTATCTTCGAACATGTTATCTCCTGTGTATTTTTATTTATAATTTATCTGTTCTTAAGGTGTCTACTAATCGCATTTGCATACGCATTAACAGTACTTTCAGTTAGTGTTTCAGGTACTGTTGATGTTTCAAGAATGTCAATAGCGCGATTTACAGATTGGATTCTTGGTAGTGATCTTGGTTGAACTTGTGGTTGAATTTGTGCTGGACGAGCAAGGAAGCTTTCCTTGATGACTCTTAGTTTTCTGCGGAATTCATCTGCGGTATCAAATTCAACTCCTTCGGCTAGATTTGCTAATCTATCGACCTGAGTTGCAGCCAAACCAGCAGTTTCTTCTGCAAAAACTGCTATAGCAGCAGTGTCTATAAGCTTCTTGCGAAGAGAAACATTTTCATGAATGCTCTTGTTTAGATGTTCTTTCTGAGTGTCGATTTGAGTATAAAGTTCATCTAGAACATCATATTTTTCATCAGGAACATCAATGAAATTAGTTTCAAAGAGTTTCTTTAGGCCAAAGATAAAATTCTCTGCCAATTCAACTTTAACTCCTCTTTCGACTTGTAGGCGATTTTCATTTACCCATTCTTCAACGACATAGGTTAGATAATCATCAACCTTTTCGGTTAGTTCTGAAACAGTTGAGGCTAATGCGTTTGAATATCTTCTCTGATATGCTTCCTGAAGTTTATATGATCTTTCATTTAATTTTTGATTTACGGCAGCGACAAAAATTGTCTTTGCTCTTTCAACAAAGTCTTCTGAGAGATTTGAATTGGCAAATAAAGCAGCAAGATGCTCTTTTAGAGCCTCTTCCGATTCTGCTTCCATTTGATCATCATCCATTGGTTCTTCGTCCATTTCATCTTCAGTTCCCATAGGAGAACCTGGCATCTGCATTGGTCCTCCCATTCGTGGTGTCCTGATTGAGGCGGCATTTTGTGCGTAATATTCGCCTACTGGCTTGTTTAAAACTACTCCCTTGCCAGTGGTATCAAACGCACCACCTCCAAGGATATCCTGTTCGTCCGATTGTGTATTTTGTGGTAACATTATATTCTCCGTTTTATTTAGTATTTATCTTATTCCTCTGAGTCTATTTTGTACATTTATTCTTGATCCGGTTGCTTTTCCTTGCAAGCCTAAAGTAGTTCTTAGATCACCAAAAATATTTTCTGATGCTCCTTGTTGAGCTGCTTTTTCTATTTCGCTAAAATTTGAGGAAAGGAAACCATCTTTTCTTCCAGCATATGCGCCAGCAGCAGTTCCTGCTCCAGCAGCAAGAGCAGTACTAGCACCGGAACGAGCGGCCGCACCACCTGAACCAGAGATTACTTGTTGCCCCCCACCCATCAAAAGATCGGATGCATCGTCTACACGGCCTGCGGCTAAAAGATCTTCTGCTTTTTGAACTCTTAGAGCATCTGCTGCTGTCATTTGTCCCCTGCGACCAACTGCTATTGCATCTTGCACATCTCTTGTGACTTTAGATACTCTGGCTGTTTCTGCTGCCGCTTGTCTAGCAGCAGAAGATGCTCTCTTTGTTGCCAGTCTTCCCGTTTTACCAGCCGAAGCAATATCTACTACTGTATCTTTTATGTCACGAAGGGCCTTTCTACCACCAATATAAGCTCCCCTCGCCGCTCTTTCTAAAGAAGTTGCTGTTGCTGCTCTTCCGGTAGAAGTTGTTGATCTTAATGCTGCCTTACCAGTCCCTTTTGCCGCACTAAACAATCCCTTGCCAATAGCTCCAAGAATACTTTCATCCAATTGTTCATTGGACATAGTGTGGTAAGCACATTCATTTAAAGATTTTAATTCTTTTGAGTCTAGACGCTTCATTTAATTTTCCTTAAAAAATCTGCAAATGCTTTTATGGATTCTTCTTGAAGTTTTCTTTTGGAAGATGTTGAAATTCTTCTGTGATATCCTGCAATATCTTGTTCCTTTAGAATACCATTATCCCAAACCCATTCCTTACCTTCCATGATTCCATCAACGAAAGCATTTGGTGCAGATGGATCTGCGACAATATCGATGGCAGCAAGCATG